GTGTGTATTAGCGGACTTACAAATAGGCATTTATTCATACCACATAATAGTTGTAATATTCTCATAACTATGGGTTCAAAATATATACAGTGTAAATCCATTACGGACGTAGCAAACCACATTAAAAATAAATAATAAATGATTGAACAAGAATTACAAAAATAGAATTATTTAAACAAAAGAACATAATATACTATAACCGAACACTAACGCATCATGGACAGATACCAAAGAGGCAAAGTCTATGCTATCAGGTCGCACATGACAGATGAGATATACATTGGCTCTACAGTGCAGAGTTTGGCAAAGAGGATTGGTGGTCATAGGGCTCATTATAAGAGTTATTTAGCGGGTACTTATCCTTATCAAACTTCATTTGATATTCTTAAGCACCCAGACTATTATATTGAATTGATTGAGGATTACAAATGTGATTCTAAACCTGAATTAGAACGCAGGGAGGGTCAGTTGATTAGAACCACTACTTGTGTGAATAGGAATATCGCAGGTAGAACAAGGAAAGAGTATTATCAAGATAATGCTGATAAAATAAAGCAACACCAACAAGATAATGCCGAGAAATTAAAACAATACATAAAGCAATACAGGGCTGATAATGCTGAGGAATTAAAACAATACGAGAAGCAATACAGGGCTGATAATGCTGAAAAGATAAAGCAATACAGGGCTGATAATGCTGAAAAGATAAAGCAATACAGGGCTGACAATAAAATGAAAGCGACAAAAAAGACTAACTGTGATTGTGGTGGAAAACATACCCACAAGCACAGATTTGTCCATTTCAAAACAAAAATGCATCAGGCATATATGCTATACTATGATTCGCAACTAAACACCCCAATAAATATGTTTCCGATTTAATTAATATTTAAATTAAAATCTCACCTATATTATACGAGCAACAGCAACAATGGCTTGGGTTCAATACAACAAATTTATTAAAGCATTACAGGGGAAGACAGATGATGAAATAGAGGCACTCGTTCATAAACATTTTAAAATCAACAACTGCTTAACTGCGAGTAGCTGCTTCCATGCATCAGTCAAAATAATGTTTGCAACTAAAACCACTTATGACAATGGAGTCGCCGCACTGAAGGCACTGTATCCCATCTACAATTATTTCTTCCCTACGCGCACTACGCTGAGACGCTACTTATCACAAATAAGAATGATAATAAAAAAAACGGGCAATGAGAAGCTCTACGGCGAGTCACAACTCGATCGGACTTTTAACATGCCCAAAGAAGAACGCGATAAGGTGTCAGGGGACTACACGGCTGACATTACTAAAAAGAATTTAGATAAAGTGGAATTAGATGCTCGGCTGATAGAAAGCAAAATCTTAGAACTGTCGCTGTCTAAGAATGTGTACGACAAGATACTACTTATTTTGATTTGTATAGGTTCCAGGCCACTTGGCGTGTTTCATACCAACACATACAAGGAGACTGCCGATGGTCAGGTGGAAGTAGGTAGCCTCACTAAGAAACGTGAACATGATAAAGACACGACAGTTGTTAGACCTGTGTTGTTTATTACGGCTAAGACATTAGTTCAAAAATGGGATCAAGTAAGGAGTCATTTTAAAAATAAAATTGTTGTTGATAAGGATAACCTACTTGCGAAAGACAAGAATGCAACTTTGAACAGGAGAGCTCTGAAGCATTTCCCGTGGCTAAAGGATTATAAACAAAAAAGTTCTATGTTCAGGAAGGTTTGGGCAGATTTAAGCTACCGGCAGTTTGCAGATACATCTAAGGTAAATTTTAACTCGTGGATACAGCAGAAGCTCAGCCACACAAATTTAATTACATCATTCAGTTATAGCTGGATTAGCTTTGTGGACACAAAAAAGTTAAAGGACGGTGAAGAGTTGAATCAGAAATTCAGGGCGTTAGAAATCAAACTGGATATGGTAATGAACGAGCGGTTGACGCCTGCAGAAAAGAAGAAGGAGAAGGTAAAGGTAACTGGTGAAGATAGAGATGTTGCACTTGAAGAGATTTATGTTAAGAATCCAAAAATAACAGTGCGGGCTATGCAAGCGGCAGCACACATGTCAACGAGAACTGTATCAGCCTTCTTACGTGATAAGAGAAAGAAGCAACCACAGCAATAGTCATTCTTTGTACACGACTGGTGTTGATAACACCATTGACAAAAAAGCAATATGAATTCTGAAAGACGAATGCGAGATTTTTAGATGCAGAGCAAAAAGGGGCTGAAACGATTCCGCCAAAACATCTGTAGACTACCCTATTCGTCGAATCATGTAGTCTGTTTAAATTTTCCCTCGAAAAATTCTCAACAGGTTCCACACAAAATTCCAGATTTTTTATCAGAAATGGTGTCAAAAATGAAAGTTGTTGTTGGCAATACTACTCATGGCTATGCAGAACGAATCAAGCCTTTATCTTCCTTCAACCGAGTTTCAGACCATCATAACTGCTCATGTTGTGCCGTGTACGAAGTAGCAATGTGTGAATAGTCGTATTAGGGGAGTTAGTATTGTCGTCAAAATCGCATGCTCACATGTGCAAACCTCACTTTTGATCCACACCGTTTGCGACCAATAATACAAGTTTACGACTTCTACTGCTTACTAAACGCACCTAATGGGTTATGTTGGGCTGTGGTACCACTTTATATGGAGTCTATACCTCCAATAGTGACTGCGTAGATGCAAATACACCGGTCTGGAGCATGTTCACCATGTGCAAAAAGTAACGGCTCGTTTGCAAAAACCAAGTGAGTTAGCTCAAAATTATCAGTTCGTAGTTGATAAGTGGGGCAATGTGTCACATGTAGCCGTGTGGTAGTTGGTTTGTAGGTCTGCATCGCATATACACGCCATGTGTCCATATGTAGAGCAGATAGTGAAAAACGGGTATAGTAACGGCTATTTTGAAGCCAATTCTATAAATAGCTCAATTTTGAATAGACAGTGTTGGGGGTGTGTATTATCTTCGAACAGCCCCAGCTTTATTCGGCGAACGAGTTATAAACGGCTGAGAAAAACAGTAGAGAGTGATTTCACTGCTTTTGGGCGTCAGTCAGCCATTTTTCACAGGAATATAGGACCCTGGAGACGAAAAAAATCTCCAGGGCTTCAAAAATTATATTTTGGTCAAATTTTGCGTAGATAAACCCTGGCGCATCAGATTTATGATATTTTTATTAGTTACGGCTCCGCATCACTTTTGTGGCTTAAAAACTATGATGCTTTAGCACATCTGCCTTAATTTCCGCAATCAGCGTTTGGAGTTCTTTTAATTGGTCGTCCGATATCAATGATAGGTTGATTCGTGTTCCATCCGAACTTGCAGACGTATACACGGCGTGTTTTACGAAGAATGCAAGAATTTGTAGCCGATCTTCATACACGAATTCCCCGATGGTCTCAATTAATTTTTGCTCTTGGGTCGACCTCTTCATTATTTATATATTATAATATTTATTATATATGTATTAATATAATAAAAAAAAGACATCACCGTCCTTTTTCTTTCCCACCACCAGTCAAGGAACCTAAATAATTCGAAATCGTATCCTGTGACTTGGTTCTGGTTTTTTTTTTGACTATGTTGTATCATAAATCTGACTACGATGTAGCGGATTTGACTCCGTATCATAATTACCTATCACATAAGTTCTACAAGTGTTTTGTGTTGGTCGCTGTGTCTATGACCGTTTTTATAATTGTTCTTTCATTATAAATAAAAATCAATGTTATATTATACAATGTTGTCGCCAAGGAGTCTGCGACTCCACGACCGCAGGTCGATTGAGAAAAACGGCTTAGCCATTTCGGAAATATATAACTTGTTAATGGCGAGTTTTAAAACAGTTGACAACCGTTTTATTGTAAAGTTAGTAAAGGAATTTAGGAACGAACATGGAATAACACTGAAGACGATAAAGGGCGGTAGGTACCGAATTAAAATCCCTTGGAGTGTTCAAAATGAAACACGTTATCGCATGCTGTTAGCCGAGTTAACTCGTATGCACCCCGCTTGTAGCTATTACGTCGAATGCTTAAAGCACGCAAATACGGGAGAACGCGTCGTCAATTGGAGTTAGTGTTTGCTCTTATTGTGCCGATTAAGACTTGATTTGCTACAGTAGGTTTTATTACACTGTTCGCATTTGTATTTGCAATCTGCGGGGGGGGTAGTATGCTGTAATTTTATTTTTTGTTTGCATCTACCACCGTCTTCCGGCTTGCAGCCGCGTGGCCACGGGCCACCATATTTACTATTCAACCCATTTCTGACTGCATCAAACTGTTTGATGTAATGGTCTTCGCGCATTTGCAATTGTTCTTTGAACATCGCATCGAATTCAACTATTTCAACCAAGACAATTTTAAAAGATTTAATACCAATGGTGTTCATGTGCTTATATAAACACCTATCAGGCTTAGTACGGCATGCATTTCTATGGTCAGCCATTCGTCTACTCAGTGTCTGCGTTGTACACCCTATGTAGACTAAATCATCAACACAATTTGTGATCTTGTATACCCGTCCGATTTTTTTTACATATAAGGGATTCATGCTTAGTACGGTGTAGTAAGGTGCTATACTACTATATATCACTTAGTTTAATAGGTAAATCATTATGCTCGGCTAATTACCATCTAAACTAATGCGTAAATAATAGTATATAACCGCACTCGAGTGAATCAAGCACGGTCAAAATAACTACGTAAAATCCGCAGGATTATACATATTTATAAAAACTAATATATTTACTATATTATAATCCTAAAATGTCATCGCCAATTCCATTTGTCGGGGGGGTAAAGGTAACAGCGAATGTGTCAAAGACTCCTGAGCGTATTGTGGAACTTACCCAGTCGTCAATGCAAAGAGTTCGCTCCACTAAAGCAAGTGGGTATGAAGTGATAACTGGTGCGTGTTTGCCATATTATGACTTTGACTTTGGTTATGATAGTAAGGACAAACAACAAGAACAGTCAGCGGCTACTATTCAACAGTCGGTTGATGCAGTTCGTTCTGTGTTTCCCAACGGCCGTCTCTATGTTTTCACTGCTAATGGTGTTAGTAAATCCCAATGGAAGAACTCTGTTCATATTATTGTACGCGGTGTAGGCTATGCGAACTGTGGTAAAGCACTCCCTGTTGTTGAACACGCTGACCAAGCCGTGTACAAAGTTGAAGGCAAACGTCAGTTATTTCGTCTCCCTTACTTTAGCAAAGAGGGCGAGAACAGACCACTTGTTCGCTATGACGTTGAATCTAAGTCAACGTTTACTCTTGCAGATGCACAGGGTGATTTGGAGGAGTCATATGCGGATTGGTGTATTACTAACATAGGTGATGAAAAACTAATGTGGTCTGTGGAAGCACCTGAGCAGTTAATGGTGGACGCAGGCGACTCGCAGCAATACTTAGACAAGGTTGAAGAAATTATGCCAGAATATGTTAATGATAAGGTATTCGCACGAGCGAGTGAAATTGGCGGTGCTTTGTTTATGTATTATAGAAGCATAGTTAAATCAAACTGCGTATTTTGCAATAGAGTACACGATGACAATAATATGTATGCATATCTTAGCCCTGACAAGAAGTTATTTCTTAAATGCAAGAAGTCTGACAAAACCGTATTTGTACATAATTACGGCGAGGACACGGACAAGAAAATCATAGAGCGTAGTATTGACAGATCGGTTATTTTCAAGAGATATAATCCTGTTATGTTTGAAGAGAAGTACTGCTCTGACTACAAAGGCTTACATCAGCCACTAAACGCGAGTGATGACATAGCATTGATTGCTAACATGGGTACAGGTAAAACCGTTATGGCGTCTAAACATGCCCTGGGAACACTATACGACGGGTGTCAGCCCCAAGAGTCCGCGGGGGTTATATCATTTCGCATCTCTCTTGCTAAGAAATACAAAGAAGACTTCGAAGGATTCACCTGCTATATTGACGAGAAAAAGGGCAATATTGATGATAAGCGTTGGATTTGCCAATTAGACTCGCTACACCGCATTAGCAATCGCCAACTTGACACGATGTATATTGATGAGGTGAGTCAAGTAAGACGGCATTTGACCGCTACTACATTTATGCGTAATAGTCATTATATTGAGAACCTACAAGTTCTCGACCATTTCATCAAAACTGCAAAACAGTTAATCGTTATGGATGCTAATATGAGTAGCAAGGATATAGAATGGCTTCAACAGGTGAGAGGCAAGAAGTTAAATGTTTTCATTAACACGGCCGTCCCACGTAAGCAGGAGATGCTGGTGTTGAAGAATCAGGACAGAGTTATCCGCCAAGCAAAAGCGGACATAGCAAAGGGTCTTAAAGTCGCCATTGCACATAACGGTGGTAAGAAACACCATGAGCCATTAAGGCGACAGTTGGGTATTAACAAGAATGTATTGCTTATTAATAGTGATACGATGGAAGACCCTCGTGTTATAGCCGCGCTGGCCGACCCTAATGAAGAGTGGGGTAAGTACGATGCTATCATATACAGCCCTTCCGTACAGAGTGGTGTTTCGTATACTAAGAAGAACGTGTTTCATAGGATTTATGGTATATTCAGCAACTGCACTAATAGTAGCGGTGATGCCTGTCAGATGCTAAACAGAATTAGACACCCTATACAATCAACTACGGTCGTTACAATTCGCCAGTATCCGTCTGCCCAAACACGAACCATTAAAGAATTAATGGACATAATTAAATCACAGCGACTACATTTGACGCTTAAAGAGGGGGGTGTTGATGAACCTGGCTACGGAGTAGCAGGTTCGGGCCCATTTAATGAGTATAGTGAGGTTGATTTCTTGGATAACAAACTAACCGGTGATATAACACAAGCCAGTATTGAGCAGAACATAGACAGGTTGAACTATAAAGCCAATTTCATTTGGTGGCAGAAGTATTATGGTGTTGAGGTTAAATTTGATGTCGCCGACGAAAAAAAAACAATCGCGCTAGATACCGAATCCAAAAAAGAGCGTAGCGTACTAACAGAACAAGTGAAGAATGAAGATGCAAAGAAGTTATGTGATGCAGTTGACCTTAGCGTGGAAGAAGTTGACGCACTACGAAAGAAATTGAAAGAACAGCAGAATATCGGGAACGACCTTATACTGTCGTTGAAGAAATTTAATTTGAATAGTTTATTTAAGCCACCTACGATTCCTAAAGACCCCGAGTGGTATAAGACTTATGATGATAAGAAAGTCCGTAATGTGTACTACAATAGCTCAAAATATTTTAAGGAGGGCGTCAGTGTTGACACTGTATTGGAACAAGTGAAGGAAAGCGATGTGCGACGGGATATAATGGCTCGTACTGGTGTTGCCGACTTTAAAAGCACAGAGTCCTGTGTAGTTGATTTCTTCCTCAATAAACCCCGTTATCAAAAAGAGAAGATATTAATTGGCTGGTTGAAGGACTTTGGCTTCGATGGACTAAATTCGAGTGCTGAAGTAGATGTAGACATGGTAAAGGCTAAGTTAGTTTCTGTTATACACAAGATAGATGCGCATTGTTTTAACGTGTTAGAGAAGAAGCCCGAAAAGATGAGAGTACTGAAAGCGATCAAGCCTGACGATGCAAAATTTATGAAGACTGGGATGCAGTTTATTAATGGCAGTTTGAAGGAATACTTTAACATATCTATCAAGAAGAAGAAGAAACACGACAAGTTCTATAGTTTAGTAAATAAGTATGTTGAAGACGGGGTTCTAAAAGACCCTGTTGGCGTTGGCGAGGTTCGGTTTGCTGAACTTACTCCTGTGTTAGGAAAAGTGCTGGGTGATGACCTTGACGACGAAGACGAAGACGAAGAACCAGAGGCAGAGGCAGAACCAACCACAGAAGAGCGTTTGGCAATTCTAAAGGCTATGGTTGTTGTTGAAGAGTAAGAGAGTTAGCGTTGTTTAGAGTGTTAGAAAAAAAATGGCCTTCTGGGAGATTCAGTTCTATAGGTGGAATCTCCCAGAAGGCCATTTTTTTTGTGGTAGAGATACGGCTGAATAGTGCGTTGGTACGCATAGTAGAAATAAAGTATGTGTATTTGACGATAGGATTTTTTGTAGTTGCTTAGTGTGAATAGTTCATAGTAGGGATGGTTGGGATAGTTGGAGTATGTTATGGCTTAGTGTGGATAGTTTGATGAAGAAATTATTGGAATTATTGAAATGTGAAAGGATGTATATTTGACGATAGGATTTTTTGTAGTGGCTTAGTGTGAATAGTAGTGATTATTGGGGTGGATACCTATACAGTCCCGTGGGATCGGTATATGTGTTCTCAACTATTATATCAACTATACGACACAAGCAAGACAGAGCGTAATATTACTTCCCATTCCACACTGATATAATTATGCAATTAATTATTTTTCATTTAAATTAAAATATATGTTATTATATATAATTCAAATCAAATCAAAACAAACCAAAAGTGTTCAAACACCAACCCAAAGTCAAAATGAAAGTCATCAAACGTTTGCTCGTACAGGCACAGTTAACCGCCGTTGACCAGTTTGGCAAACTACAGTATTTTATTGAAGACGAGAAATCTAAAGATACACTAACAAATGCCCTAACCAAACTTGACCCCGTGTGGGCTAAGACACAATTATTTAAATCAGAGAAGTCCGATCGAACCTACTTCAAATTGAAGACCGACATGGACGACTCTCAGCGAACGGCGCATAACGTTGAAAATATGCATATGATGCTCCCAGTGTATATCGACGTTTCAAGTTACAACTGGGAGGGCAAGGAGGGCTATTGCTTAAGGTTGTTCAACCCGTGAGCGGATTTTAGAAATATTATTCTATTTTTTTTATATTCTAAATTAATGACATTTTATAACAATATATGACATTTTATAACATAATATGACAGACATTATGACTGAATTCTGTAAAAGGTGTAAAAGAGACTTACCTAAATCCGACTTTTTTAGAGATAGGCGATATTGGAAGCGGTGCAATGTATGTGGCGAAAAGACTAAGAAGTATAAGGCCACTAAAATTAAACCAGATGTTAAAATATTAGATAATTTACGCTCACGTCTTTTTCAAGTAATAAAAAAGAGCACCAGACGGCCAATACAGATATAGACTGAATTAATAAAGTTCTATATATTTTTTTTGTAATGTAATATAGTAAACTTGCCAAACCTGCTGTTTCACAGTCAGGTTTCACGTAGACAAGTTTGATGCCCGAGTGCGAATGCATTAGAACGATGGAAATCGGAGAACAGGAAAATGAGAAACTGCGGATAACAATACAACTCCTCCAATTAAAAATAGAAGAACTTGAAAACGAATTATGGGGTGTGTATACTGCATTCAATGACACATTTTAGTTAATAATAAATAAAAATAAATAAAATATGGTTAATTATATACATCACTTAACGATGGCGACACCTGGTGCGGATAAACAAACACTTAATAACCAAAGTGACACACACCTTAGAGACATTGCCCGTAAACTAAATATAAAGTTGGGGTATAGCAGCCGCGACAAAGACCGTATCTTCACCAGTTACGAAAAGCCGTATTTAATTGACATGATACGTGCGAAGCGTATGCTGGTTAAGGAACGGGGAAAAGAAGGCAACCGTCAGGAGGGAGTGCTAATGAGCAATCAAAGTGAAATAGAAGCAAATGAAGGGGTACAGGTCAAAACTGAAGGCAAAGTAAAGGAGAATGTGCAGACTGACAAGGATAATGAAGTCACGACAAAGATAAATAGGGCAAAACGTGAAATTAAAGCAACATTGGCCAAAATGAAAGACCCCAGTAAAGAAGAGCAGGGGAAGGTAATAACTGGTGTTTTAAAAAGTAATGATGTTGAGCCTAACATGATGACAGGGTTTTTAGAAGATATTGCGGGGCGGTTGGTAGACCCAAGAATCCCAGAAGGACTCCAAAAGGTCAGAGAATTTGAAAGTGAAGATCCAGAAGCAGCCGCAAAATTGCGGAATATACTATACAAACATTTAAGTCGCATGACCAGTGATACCATTTCACGGTCGTCAGTTATGACTCTGTTAAATGGATTAAATATTGCCCCACCTAAACACTTGATTGAGGTATTATCTAAGGAGGTGCTTAGCCGTTCACCCGACTTGTTGGCAGGGTATATCGCAAGCCAATATTATGACATAAAAGAAACAGACCTACCACCCGTGCAGATAGAAGAAATTGACGAGAAAGACAACGATTTCACCTTTGAAGCCGATGGTAAAGATAACACCGAATCCGCATCACAAGAACCAGAGGTAGCACAACCTGTACAAGCACAGCCAAGCGAATCTAAATTTCAACCAGAACTAAAGCAAACTACAATGAGCGCACCTGTACCACCACAAGCACCTGCACCACCTGCAGCACCTGCAGCAGCCCCTGTAGTAGTACCACCTGCATTTGATACTACACTACAGCCAAGAGCAGACCCGTCTATTGAAAAACCCGAGGCGCATTATGAAGATTTGAGACCTGAACTTAAAATGGCCGACAGCAACGGATTACTTATTCTAAACTCTAAAGAGGCTGAGGCTGACGAAGAGCGCATCTTTCAAGAATTTGACCAACGAGAACATACTAAAAAAATTAAGACAACAAAGAATTTAAATGTTGAACAGGGGGAAGAATTTAAGTTTGACCCCTCGTTGCACGATGTCAACGTTTTTGAAACGCAGAATGCTTTATTTGATATTATGCGTCATAATACTGGCAGTACGGACACTACTCGAATGAAGGGTGTACACGTTGCGGCGATGTCTAAAATACAAGACCCGTGGGCGCGTAGAATTGCACCAAACCACCACCGCCGAAGGAAATACGGGACACGATATCAAAATAGACTTCACGACCCGTTATTTCGCCAGAAACCCCGTAATATCCAAACCACGAATGAAATGAAGGGTGATAACGTTTATGAACAACTGTTATTCGATTCTGTGTTTGAATCAACAAGGTCGGTATTGCACAGCATGAATTTTGACGCCCAACGACCCTATCCGTGGAACAACCCTCGCCACACCAACCAAGAGCCGTCACGAATGTATCCTGACCTGCACACGAAGCCAGGCGTTGAAGACATCCCAAGAAGGGACTACAGGCAATTTTATGAAGACGCAATGCGTTACCACAATGACCCGCCTGTTAGATATTAATTTTAATAAAAATGTTTACCATACTATAGGGCAATGTCGGAAAGACTTAGCGATATACTGAAAATAAAGCCACTAAAAACTAACAAGAATGAAATAGTTGAACGGGAACTCATGGTGCAACACTACATCCCAAATGCTATGACGTCGACAATTATAGTGGGCAAATCGGGGTCTGGTAAAACATGTACATTAATAAACTTGCTGTCCAACCCACATATGTATGGGGGCACAAAACCATATTTTGATGACTGTGTCATCTTTAGCAAAACTGCGTCAAAAGAGGAGAATTGTGCTGACGACGCATATCAAGGTGTCGAGTGGTTAAAAAAAGAGAATTTCATAAATGACTTTGATATCGAACAAATAGATGCTATTTTTGAATTACAAAAGGCAGAAATTGAAGAGAAGGGGTATGTCAAGGCACAAACAGTGCTTCTTATTTTTGACGACTGTTTGAGTGAGCCATCATTCCTCCGCAGTAAACAGTTTCGGCGATTGTTTGTAGAATCACGGCATTACAAATTGACGTGCATAATTAATACCCAATCGTTGAACGCAATAGAACGAACTGCTCGTCTTAACGCCAATAATATCATTTTCTTTCCATCGTCAATGGCAGAAGTGACGGCACTGTGTGATAGTTTTTGCCCATCATTCTTGACGAACAAAGAGTTCATTAATTTAATAGAGTATGCCACGAATACGCCGTACAGTTTCTTATATATAAATATGAAAGCACCGCCTGGTCAGCAATACCGCAAGAATTTTACAGAAATATTAGACGTAAACTCGTTTCGTAAAAAAAGATAAACTTATTATTTAATTTTTTTAATAATAAATATCCTCCTATAGTATAGTAAACTTGCCTACAGAGTAGCAAGTTTCGATGTACACAGATGCGTACATGACGGAAAAGCCGAAGCGAATTCCTGCTTACAGAGGTAAGTACTTGAATCGACTACAGGATGACATAAACATTACTACAGGGGGGTATAATAAAGCCATTGAGCAAACGATGCCAAAAGTGCATAACCTTGGTGAAAAATCCAGTGTTGTTACTGGTGAGGGATTGACTTTGAAAGAAGCCATCCAAGAATATACTGGCAAATTTGACGTCAGGGACAATGTCAACACGGTTGTATCTGCTAATAAGAATTACATAAAGGCATTGAATAAATATAATGATTACGAGAAGCGTAAAATTCAAAATACCTTGGATTTCTAAATAATTATTTATTTTTTATATTTTCTTTTTTGACAGTTATATACAACAACAATCATGCCCCTGTCCGAGCAGATTATAAAGAAAAAAGCCCACCATCAGGCAAATGGGCTCAACCCTCCCACCAATAACCAGTACACTACTGAAGAAAAGTTAGTGGCAAACAGGTTGGACTACACGGCAGATGATGACCCAACATTGGTGGTATCTCGTCAACGCCGCGAGTCAAAGGCTACACTGGTTGAAGTTGCAGGCGGTAATAGTCTGTCGGCGACATGGCACACTGGCGAATCATATATAGATTGCAAAAACTCGTATTTGAAATTTTCAGTAAAGGTCACTAAGGTAATTACAACTCCTCTTTCTTGGGAGTTTGCCGATGATGGATCGGTATGTAATTTAATTGAAAGTATTGTTGTTACTTCAAAAGTTGGAAAGGAGATGATGCGACTCCACAGGTTTGACCTTTTCCGTTATCTAATGGATGCTTACGGCGAAGACCCTGATTTTAAGACGAACGAAGGTACCCAGATGGGGTATGGCTCAACAGGGCTTGCCGCTAATGAGTACCACCATTTCTGTATTCCGCTGAATAAACTTGAAGGTGTGTTTAAACCTGACAAGGGGCTTTTGATGCCTCCATTCGTTGCTGTAGGTCTGCAGGTGACGATTAATTTTACCCGCAATTTAAACAAAGCTATTAAATCGTCTGCGGCAGACACAGGCCTAACTTACTCTATCAAGGATTTGAGTTTTGTTTTGGATTGCCAGGATTTGAATGAACAGACTGACCGAAATTTGAGCAAGGTATCCGACCAGAACGGACTTGAATATTCCTACAGCACGTATCACCATCAACCAACGCCAGGTACAGGTAATTCAATTAATCTAACGATGAATAAAAGTGTGGCACGGTCTACAAGTGCTATGATTAGTTTTACTGAAAATGCAGCCGTACTTGCAAACGAAGATGGTGGTATGGTTAGCAAGTACGAGGGTACAACGGATGACGATTTGCAGTTTTACATGGCATTGGGTTCCATTTATTACCCAGCCCGTCCAATTACAACACCTGTTGAAGCGTTCAACAACGCCATGTACTCTCTTGCTCCGCGGAATAGAGTATCAGTATCACGATCCACTTTCAAAAGCAATTATGCAGTTCTGTCGTCCACCCTTGAAAGAATTGGGGCGTCTGAACTATCTGGTCTACCTATTGGGAGTGGCAGGTCGCTATTGGCACAAATTGATACCATGCCGAGTATGGTAAACAAAACTGTACACATGTTTATGACGTATAAAGTGCTTGCCCGTATCTACTTGGATAATATCTTGCTTATATTCTAAGTGGCTAAGTGTTCCGCAGACCACTGCCTTTCCAAAATTTAATTAAATTATTTTTTTTATATATTTGTTAATATAGCAAGTTTAATTGCCACAATGAGGTCATGTTTTCTTAAGATAAGCAACCACGATGCAGTCCCTGTTATTTCCCACGGGGATAACGATTTTGTCGTGACAAATAGAAATCACAAACTAAGCAAAGTAAAGGCAATAAAAGTTCGTAGTGTTGCGTTTAGAAACACTTTTTACAATACAACAGAACACAACAACTATTTCAATTTTGAGATCGACGGAGTGGGTGTTCAATCATTTACTCTACCAGTGGGCAATTACAACTTAATAGATTTTATATCCGATATAACTGCAAAATTTAACACATTCCCTTCTCTGGTTGGTACAACAGTCGCAATTGACACTACCACGAGGAAACTAAGTATTATAACGCCCGTAGCCATCAAATGGGACAGCAATGACCGCAAACGCACAGCGTCTAATCCGATTAGCGACCAGATGGGTTTTCACTTATACCAAAACAGTTATAACACTTACAATACCACGCACACAGCCGACGGGTTTGTTTTGTTAGCATCACCTATTAATTTAAATATATACAGCCGAACACTCGCCAACAACAATCATGTTGATTATGACAGCCAAGATGCGCTTGATGTGTTAATTTCAGTTCCCATTCACAATCAGTACGGTGGCGCGGAAGTATATGAGGCACAGTCAGAAACAGCGGATTTGATTGCTTACGACGAGCCCAGAGACTTATCCACTATTGATATTAGACTGCGTTCAAATAGAGGACATCTACTCCCTTACACTGATAATATCGTAATCGTTCTACAGGCATATTATAAATAGTGACGAAACCTGCCAGCCTGCGGCTGCGTACCCGCGGAGCGGGTGTTTCCGAAGGAAACTTGCCGCCCCTTGATTTAATTAAAAAGATATTTTTTTTTTGCATAGTATATACTCTCGACGACGGCAAATTGACCGTAGGGAAATTTAGCCCGCCAATGGACATCTTCGGGAACGCCATACAAAGTGGGGGAAGCCCACTTGATGATTACTTTGACATTGTTAATGGCAATGTGGTTCTGAGAACCGAATCAAAACTAATAGTCAATGATTTGGAAGCTCAGACAACAACAACTGAAAACACAGAGACGGTCACTATAGATGATACAGCACTACACATTGGTGCTAATAACACTACAAATACAAAAGACATAGGATTCTATGCTAAATTTAATGGAAATTTGCATACTGGATTGATAAAAGATGTAAGCAAGAATAAGTTCTATTTGATTGATAACGAACCTTTAGTACCGAGTGAAGCGGTTTCAAATTATGCAAATTTAGCCAATTTAGAAGTAAAAAGTATGACTCTCACCGAAGATGTTGTATCAACCAAAAATACAGGTAAATTCTCAATGGGCAATACGACGGCTAATAATGTCGTAATCAAAAGAGATGGACGTGAAATGGTTGAAATAGATGATTATGGTCTAATCGTGAAGTTGAAGGATGGGGATTTGTTATCAGATTTAACGATGAAAGGTGCAAATATAGATGGTACTCTATGGAATTTTCAAGATAAATTGACCTTCTATAAGGCATTTGGTGGAAATCCTGCTAATTCTATTCTTGAAATGGATCTGGATACGAAAGAAATTACGATAGGTAATTCTTACACTTTGCCAATTGCGTTGGGAGCCTCCGAAGATAATAAATTTATGCGGTACGATGATTCCACAAATGCACTGGCCATGGAATACGTTGATAGGATACAAAGCGGTGATAATGCTATTGTCGCGGATTCGGCGGGTACCAATATAACCACGAATGCTAAACCACATGTTAGTCATAGCGACCAAGCGGTTGTAGAACACCACCTGTTCCAACAAAATTTCAACAATCCTGTTGATGTGATTAACGCTCGGAGGGGACAATTTTATAAATTTAGGTTTACGGCTAACGGCAATGGTTCTGTAGATATCGTAAATGTTAAAGCGAGTATCAAGGGTGCTCCGACTGTGCATTATAGTATCGTCAACAATGCCCTGGATACAACACACGCTACTATAACCAAAACCTTTATTAATCAAGCGACTTTAACAACTATAGATAACATTCAACTAACGGGGTGGAATCATGTACATGACCTTGTTGAAGGTGAGCAATATTATATCATTATTAACAATTCTTCAAACACCGCTGAGTATTGGATTCGTGGTACAGAGCATTTGGCTGGTAGTATATCAATAGTGCCGAATGTTCATCTTTCTAACCCCTACCCTGATTTGGTCATTAGAGGGTCTGGTACTTCCACAGGACGACTAAATACAACTATTCACGGTGTGTTGTCCACGCCAAACATTCCCGATGTTGAAGCGGCTATATTGCATTTATCTGGTGGTGATAGTCATAGCAAACACTTTACTCTTGAAGAGAAGAATTCCGTACAACACCACGTCAGAACACAACAACTAAAGACAAATAACATAACACAATCCGATTCACCGCCAACCGTGCAAACACCGTTTGATTTTATTTTGTCAAAGGCACCCGCTTATGTTGAAATTTACAATGGTGGTTTAAGCGTCCGCATGACCTCGGCGGATGGAACTTACCGCATTTGTGAAGGTTCAACAGTTTTTTCCAATACCGACACCCTTAGTTGGGAATGTGTTATCAACGCCTCTGGGACAGTTCGTACAGGGATTGGTATTTGTTATGGTGAAATTGAAAATGACCAAAATGTGGCTGGTCAGAATACTATCGTTTACGACTCAGGGGGTTATATAATTATTGATGGTGTATTAGTGAGTAGTGTTGTGAGTTATGTTTCAGGTGATGTGATTAAAGTTGAAATTGATAATTCAATATTAAAATTCTACAAGAATGGGTCAGAACTTATTTACAGTACAGTTTTAGACCATAAAGTTGATTACCGTCCTATTGTAGCCGATACGTCCATAGGTCATGATGTTGATGACTATGATGTTGATGTGGCTGTGCAAAATATAACGGGAAATACGCAAGGCTTTATTAGGGTACAGAATGATTTAATATTGGATCACAATTTAGCGTTGGGTAGCATTGTCGATGTTGAGGGGGCGTTAAGCACTCACACGGGGGAAATAAGCACCATAAATACTATAATACCATTACACATGACAACATTAGCCGACCACAGTACACGGTTATTGGCGGCGGAAAATAAAACACAGGATTTAAACCGTGGTAGCAATCTCCTTACTGTATCAAATTCGGTACTAATTAATGGGACACTCACGGCGGATAGTCTTGGGTTGGGTAGTATTGCCAATGTTGAGACAGCACTACTGGCTGCTGCGAATGGTGCTCACAGTCACACGTCTGGTGATATAACCGATTTTGTGGGGAAAGTGAATACAGGAATATCGTTGCAAAAACTAGACCCGAACGGTGTAGCGAGTTTAGTTAATGGATTGGTTCCTAAACATCAACTACTACTAACGGCGGACGATATAACGGGGGGTTCAAGCAATGTGTATTATAGCGATTCTTTAGTTGCTGGTAATAGTAGCGTTGTAGCCAATAGCAATTCTTTGGCGGTAGTTGCAACGGAAATTTCTACAAAATTAGACCATTCTAATCATGTACCAAATAGAGTCATGCTATCTAATAGTTCTGGTGTGCTTGAAGAAACGCCTCTGGCAAATTCATTTAACAAGCCATTTGGCATCATCGCTAACACCGTTGCTGAAGGATATCACGAACACACGACTTCTCATATTACGGATTTTGCAACTACCGTTGGTATTCTCACAAGTCATGTGCAAGATGTGAGCAGGACGGCTGGGTTAATAACTTTAGGCAACAATGTATCTATTAGCGGGAATTTAGCGATAAATAGCGTGATGGATGTAAAATCGGCAATTGATGCGAAATTAAACCATTCCGGTCATACGCCGA